CCACTGTTTAGATACAAATAACGACATACGCTACCGTATCATTTGCATAGGAGGTGACACTATTCCATGTATGCACAAGAAAGCTAGAGCCTATACACACACCAAAAGCTGATGACACGGCATTGATATTATCGCAGTTAGATGTTACTCCAATGAGAATTTTTGTGACCGAAATTGGTAATGATACAGATAACGATAGATTAGAGCTAATTGTCTTTTGGGTTCCCCACTGTCTAAATACCAATCATGATAATATTGCAGACTGTAGTTATGGATAGACCTGGACCATAGCAGACAAGCTTATCAGGTTTGAATCCAAATGAAAGCCGTGCATCACCATAATCAGATACAACGCCAGCAAAGCACCTACTAAAAGCAATTGGGGGCGTAATAGTGAAGCTTGTTCTATTAGTCATGTCCAGAACTACCCACTGTTTAATAGCCGATAATCACAGCAGCTATTGATGACGCATTTCTCGATTCCGCTATAAATCTTACGGCTGTCGTAGTGCTTGCTTTTACGTTCCAACAAGTCTTCCAAATAGTAGCCGTCGTTGCCGCTTCACCGACCAAATCTGAACACACAACCATCAATACTTCATGTGGCATGCTAATTGGCAATTGATAATCTACATAATAAACAGTGTCGTCGATAGTTGGCATTCCCCACTGTTTACTTACCTATAGCAAACCATTGAGAGTCATATCCTGTTTGAATGTCAATTCCCCCATCCATATCTCTAACCGAAAGTGTAAATCCATCATTATTATATGATTCATTAAATTTGACTATCATAAAAGCAGCTCCTTGATGCGTAAGCATAATCTTTCGAAAAGTTGTGAAGGAAATAGGGAATGCCACGTATCCATAAGATGAACCTCCCCACTGTAGAGGGATTGTTACGAAATAGGAGAAGTAGGTGAGAGTAAGCAGAGTATGCATGATTTTTTGAAAATCAAATCCATGGTAAAAACTGCCTGAACATCAGATATCTACAATCATAGAAGCGTAAATATTTGCTAATCTAGCTGATTTATCCAGTATCAATAGTAACAACCATTAAGCCACGGATAACACAGATAATCTGGTAATGAATGAGATTGGGCAAGTAGCATACTGGTAACATTACTTCAGGAGCTCTATGCATTTTCGGAGCTGTCTCAGACCTTTGTGCGTGTAAACCCTTTCAGTCACATCTCCGCCAGCGTGGCCTAAAATACGCCGTTTAGCTGTTTCATTGGCTCCGGCATTGTCCAGCAGCGTTGCTACCGTATGGCGGCAGTCGTGTGTTGTATGACCATCAGCTTTGATGGAGTGCATAACCTCACGCCAAAGGATACAATACCGGCTATAGTCGTAAGGATTGCCTTCGGAATCTGCTATCAGATACAAGCCAGAGGATTTCATTCGGCTTGCTATTAACGGAGCAATCCGATGGTGGATAGGGATGGTTCTGATGCCGGAAACGGTCTTGCTTTTTGTAATCCGAATGTATCCCTGCCGAAGATTCACATTATTCTTCTGGAGTGCCAGCATCTCGCCGACACGCATACCGGTGTAAAGCAGAATGAGCACCGTATCAACACCGGGCTCATCGCAGTGCGCCCAGAGCCGGTTAATTTTTTGCCGGCTGAATGGATGGTGTGGACGCACAGCTTTATTTTTACCTATCGATAGCAGGGGAGCATAGCACTTATTTATCAACTCAATCTTCACAGCGTATTTTTCAAGCAACGAAATCAAAGAGCGGACTTTCTTCAGAGAACTGTAAGACAGCCCGCTCTTTCGCATGGAATCAAGAATTTTCTGGTAGTCTGCATATTTCAGGCTTTGGAATGGCTCGTAATGTAGCGGGCCAAGATGCTTAAATGAGTTGGCGTAGCTGGCAAGAGTGGACTGCGAAGGGGCTGTATTGGCCGTATGAGCATGGAGCCAACGGTAATAGAGCTCAGCAAGAGTTATTTGATGTGCTGGAAGGGAGCGATGAAAATGAAGTTTATTGTAGTCAGCTTGAAAGATTTCGGCCTCTACCTGCGTGGTAAAGTACTCGACAGGCTTTTGCTTCCCCTCCACGCTGATAACAAATACAAATGGCCTCCGCCGGTTTCCTGTAAGCTTTTTAATTGAACCGTATCCGTTTGGTTTACGCATTTTTATCACCTCATTTTTATTGTTAAGGAGACAAAGCATGAACGCAACAAATGTTGATTATTACATCGTCGGCTTTAAGTCGGACGGTAGCCGTGCCGCCGGTAAAATTTGTATGTTTGACCCAATTAAACATCCGGATAAGCTGAAAGCTGAAGCAGAAAAAATGAAAGCGGATAACGCCGACATTGTGACAGTAAAAGCTGTTACCACCGAAGATTATATGAACCTGCTGGGAAATAATACTAATGGGAAAGAGTACATCCTGAGCGGTGAAACCTTCGTGCCTAAGCCAGATTATGTACCCACCGAAGCCGAGGAAAAGCAGGCCGCCATCGCTACTATAAAAGCAAAGTATCAGCAAACACTGGATAGTCTTGTTGATGCGAGAGTTAAAGCCGCAATGCTGGGCGCCGATACAACTAAGATTGACAGCCAGTACAAAACCACGCTAGCTAGCATGACTGCGGAAATCAAGAATGCATAGAGGAGGGATAAATCATGGAATTTTGCGAATATTGCGGTAACCTTTTAAATGAAGACGGGCGCTGCCCATGGGATGAATGCCCACACAATGCTATTTTGGACGCCATGGCAGAAGCCAAAGCAGCCGATGAAGCAAAGACAGAGAAGAGTGAGGACAAGGCCTGATGGAATTCATGTGGCAGATTTACGGATACGCATACAAGACAGTGTGCAGTATTCCGGACGGGTGGACATTTAAATTGGCCGGCGGGGCAGTACTTCTGGTGCTGGCTAGACATGCCATGCTGTTTACTGCGTTCACGGCTCTTGTTGCGATAGATTTATTTGCGAAGTTTATTGCATTGTCTTATGAAATGCTGAAGGCCCAGGAGAAGGAGAATCCATCGCTTGTGGAGTCTATTAAAGCTATTCCGGAGGCGCATAGAGCAAGAATCATCAACAGTCATGAGATGAAAACGCAGTTCCTAGGGAAGATCCTCATGTACATTTTCGCCGTTATTGCGGCAGGCTTTGCGGATTACATGATTGGTCACGTAAATTTCGGGCAGATAGTGATTGCTTACTTAGCTTCAACAGAGTTTCTCAGTGTTATCGAAAATTTAGACGAAGCAGGGGTATCTGCCCTGCACGGACTGGTGAGCTTAGTGAGAAGAAAAACAGGAGGTCCGCAATGAAAGGGATTGACGTATCGGAGCACAATGGAACCATCAACTGGCAGGATGTAGTAAATGACGGGAATGAATTCGCCATCATCCGTCTGGGCTGGGGAAATCAGCATCTAGATGAAATGTTCTATGATAATTTCAATGGCGCCCTGAATGCCGGCTTAAAAGTAGGCATTTATTATTATTCCGAAGCCACAGACGCCAGCGAAGCGGCCGCTGAAGCAGAGTATGCGCTTTATGTCATGCAGGATGCGGGAATTACTCCCGACATGCTTGAGATGGGATTCTGGTTCGATGAAGAAAATGATGACTGGAAATCGGACAGGCTGACTGATCCGGAAGAGATTACGGATATCTGCACCACATTCATTAGCACTATGGAAGTAGCCGGATATCACTGTGGACTTTATGCTAACTATGATTACTTGACCAACGTCATTGATATGGGTCGTCTCCCGGGCGTTCCTGCCTGGTGTGCTCAATATAACAGCCAGTGCGACTATGATGGTGCTGCCATCTGGCAGTGCACGGATAGCTATTTCATTAATGGCACACAGTTTGATAAGAACTATTCTTTCTGAGGAGGATTCATGTATAATGAAGATAAGGAAATCTATGCTGCCCTGGCTGCTATTGCCGTTCTTCTTCTTTCCGGCTTTGTATGGTTCTTCTGTGCAGGCAGAAGCGATGTATCAGATATCAGAGAGCGAGCTGACAACACTAGAGCAGAACTTACAGACGCTCGAAGCGCACAGCAGTCAGAAGCAGGAGCTATTGAATCAGCAGCAGAAGCAGTTAGCCGAAGCTCAGAGTCAATTAGAGACAGCCAACAGACAGCTGGAGAAATCCAGAGAACTGAACAAACAGACGCAGAAATCATTAGAGAGAGCCAATCAATCCTTGACCGAGTTAGAGAAAGAGGCAAAAAAGAAAATTAGAGTTAAGACAAGGCAAAGAAATATGTGGATAGCTATTTCCGGACTGCTTGCCACGGTAGTAATAGCAAAATAAAAAAGCCGTATCAGCTTACAGAAATGTAGGTTGATACGGCTTTTTTATTTGGTAGAAATTTTGGTAGAAAGAGCAAAAACTGACAGTCTTTAGTAGAAATAAAAAAATCCCGAACCTTCGATAGATTCGGGATAATTCAGTGGTGACCCAAGAGAGATTCGAACTCCCGACACCTTGATTCGTAGTCAAGTGCTCTATCCAGCTGAGCTATTGGGCCAAATTGGCAGGGGCAGAGGGACTCAAACCCACAACCTACGGTTTTGGAGACCGTTGCTCTATCAATTGCGCTATGCCCCTGTGTCTCAGGTTTTCTCAACCATATGACTTAAATATAATAACAAACGGAAAGCAAAAATGCAAGGGGGTGTAAAATTATTTTTACAAAATTGCTTCAAGGCGCAGGAGAAGGGAGGAAATCCGCACATGACCGCCCCTCGGCGATTTTTTCCTTAATATTTGTTATAATATAGGAAATTTCTTTGACTCGCTTTCCCAGACGGGGAAGGTGCCTATATAAGTTCAAAACAAAACCATTGATTTTTCATTTCTCATCGCAAGCTGCCCCCAACGGAGGGAAGTGCCCGAAGGGCGAAAGGGGTGCAGTTTC